TATTATTACTTCTGAGATTGAGGCAGACGAACTTGTTGTCCAGCGTTTAGGTATCGCGAATACGAATCCGACAACAAATGTATCTGTAGGTACAGATTTGTTCATCACGAATGGTGAGGAAATCATTTTAGATGTAAAGAAGAGTATCCGAACGGCGCGTCTTTTTGCAGATGATAAGATTGGTATTGGTACGACAAATCCAACGCGAACACTTGAAATTCGAACATCTGGAGAGGACAGGTTCATTGTCGATACAAATCCAGATGCTGAAAGTTTGGTGACCGTGAATGGAAATACATTTTCAAGAAACTTACACACGTCAAATGTATTTAGGGTTGGGTCAAGGCTTACAGCAAACGCCACAGCTTCAAATATCTTGAGTGTGACTGGAAATACATACTCCACGAATGTACACGTGGGTAAACATCTCGTCGTTGGTTCAGAGGCTGTAAGTGGAAGTAATGTGGCGGTATTTAGAAACGGAAATGTTGTTGTGGATGGTGGGTTTCTCCAGATTTATGGGGGTATGAATATATATGGTAACTTGTCTGTAACACAAGGTATAACATATACAGCTGTGAATAATCTTGTGGTATCAAATGCCGTTATTCAGATGGGTACGGGTAATGATGGATTATACGACACTGGTGTACTTATGGTGGATGACCCATCACGTTCAAATATCATTGCTGGCTATATTCACGCAGATAATGAATTTGTCTTGGGAAGAACATTCGGTGGACCTGAGACCCAAACATTTACAGTCGATACCTCGAATACAATGAACCTTCACGTGTATGGTGAATTGTATACCGAGGGTCGTGTAGGTATAGCAAATACATCTCCAAATCACACATTGGCTTTAGGTTCAAATGTATATTTTGACGATACTGGCTCAAATGTGATGCATACCACTGGTAATGTCTACGTGAACAAACTCGCGGTTGGGTCGGGTGGTATCACCGTTGGAAACTTACTCTCTTTGGAACCTTTATCTGTAAATCCAGTTGTGATTAGTAGTAATGTTCAAATGAATGGTTTACGTACCACTGGTACCGCACCGTCGGGTATCGCGAATACATCCCCAACGGATACACTCTCCATAGGGTCCAAAATATTTGCAAATCTGAGCACGGCAAATACGTTGACGGTTGTGGGGAACACCGCGACAACAAGTCTTGTGACGGATTTGGTCTTTTCAAGTTCAAACATTACAATTCACGGTGATAGATTTGGTGGAGACAGTACGTCTAATGTACTTACACTCAAATCTGGACCCACGACATCAAATGTGAGCAGTATAGAAGTCTATGGGGCGAGTACATCCAATACGCACCAAAATATTCGATTTAAGACCAAAAATGTGGAGAGAATGCGCATTGCATCTGGTGGTAATGTTGGTATATCAAATACAAGTCCAACGGAAAAACTTACAGTTGCGGGTAATATCTATGTGATTGGAAGCAACGCATCTGTATATGGTAATATTTGGGGTTCAACCGGAAATACATCGATGCGTGTATTGTCGAGTACCGCAGGTGGTGAAAATAGAATTGAAAACATTGTGGCCCCGGGTAAAGGTCTCAATTTTTACGCGAGTAGAACAGCCACAATGGGTACACCAAAGATGACCATTCTAGAATCAAGTAATGTGGGCATTGGGACATCTACACCGGTGGGGCGTCTTCACACGTCCGGTGGAACTGTGTTCATCAATACCCCAGTGACGTACAGTAATGGATTTAATCATTTGGGTTCACCTCTCGTTGTGACGAATACAAATCCAATTGTAAGTACTACAGATTCCCTGACTGTGTTACATCTTACAGGGGATGGTAATGAATTTCGTGATGGTGTTCGAGCGACATTCAAAATGTCTAAACACGATATAGCATCTGGAAAGTCCAAGTCCAAGCTTGATATATACCTCGCCGATGAAACGTACACAGATGAAAGGTATGTGATGTCTTTAAAAAGTGATGGTCGTGTGGGTATTGGTACAACCCAACCAGCTGCACATTTAGAGGTGTACTCGACGGGTATTGCGAATCCTCAAGAGAATGGTCTTCTTGTGCATAATCACGTGGGAGGTGATGCTATCATATCGATGCAAACGGATGTAAATCTTGGGAATGCATTTACATCCTATATTCAAGCTGATGGAGATATACCCGTCGCAGGTTGGTCGACCGGTGTTACGGGTGATGGTGATTATAGAATTACACAAAGTCCATATAGAGTATATGATTCTGGAAGTGTTGGTTTATTCATAGATAATGTAACACGTAATGTGGGTTTAGGTACAGATATTCCTCGGGCCAAACTCGAAGTTTTGGGGAATGTAGTCATCGGAAATAAACTTTCATTTTTTGGTCTCAGTGGAGACGACTTTGGGAATACACACATCGAAGAGCGCCGATATGACTCTGAATATACAAAAAATGAACTATTACTCTTTAAGGGTAATGATGCGTCATCGGTCGACCAGGGTCCAGATAGAATCCGACACATCGCGGCAGAACACGTATTCCAAACATACACAAGTTCAGGTGAAGATTTTGGAACCATTCTTACCGCAAAAGATGCTGAAATAGATAAACCACTTGTTATTACGGATATCGGTATAGTCGTTGTCGGTGGACAGCGGTCCGATGCAACTGGTAAAGGTGCAAATACCAAATTGGTCGTGAATGGTGATATTGAGTTTGGCGCCGGGGGTGCGTTTAAGTTGTCTGGTTTTGCACTTTCAACGACGGAGGGTTTAGATTCTATTAATAAAATTAGAAATCTTCTCAATGGTACATCACGACGTCCACTTACATTTGTACACGAGGTTACTGGTGATGATGATTTTGAATTTGCGCGTTTTGATTCTATAGGTAATTTAGGTATTGGTACTTCAACTGTGGGAGCAAATGTACACATATACAGTGCATCCACGGATAGTGTGAATCTTCTAAAACTTGAGAGCCCTGGGACCAACAAAGAGACCGGTATGCTCATATATACCAATGATGGAGAAGGTGGATACATTCGAGGGTTCAGTAATTCCACGAATAGTACGACAGGTCTCGTGATGGGTGTGTCGAATAACAGTACGATGACGAATTGTATTCATATGATTCACACGAGTAATGTGGGTATAGGCACAGCGACACCCGCGACACGATTTCACCTCTATAACGGGACTCCAAGAATTGAACATTCCACAAGTAATGTGCTCATAGAACTCAAAACAACTGGGGGGACGTCTAACATTATGTCGAGTACAACTGGTAATGTCTATATTCAACCACAGTCCAGTACAACATTTGTTCAAGGTGATCTCGAAATCACGGGGGATTTGACCGTCGATGGCGCTATTGATTTGGGTGACCAGGTCGCTATTGGTCTCGGTGGTGAGACGGCAAATACATCTCTTCACGTGAATGGTGGTATTATTACAAACTCTGACCAGGTGGCGTGTAAAAAATATTCAAACGCAGTCACTATCACGGGATTCAACGACAAAACTATAACATTTACATTTAGACAACCGTCATTTTATGCTAAGATTTTTGGTATTTTAAGGCGTACAGATGGCGCCACAGTTGTGGATTCAAGTACAATGATTCTTGATGTTCAAGGGGGTACAGATGACGGGTCCTTATCCACTGTACCCATCGCTGTTGGTACGAAGAGTATATTTGGTGGGTCAAACTTTTACCCTTGGAGTCCCACAGTCACCACAACAGAAACAACCGTTACCATTTCACCATATGATACGGGTGGTACACGAACATACAAATATGACCTCGTCGTTGATGTAATGACCTCAAATGGTGGTGGACTTGAATCTATAAAGAGTGGTACTATCATACGCTCAACATTCACATATTAGATAACTTTACCTCTCGGGGAAAACCCAAAGGTAGAATTAGAGTAAACACTTACGCCCTGATGGAATCAGAGACGGCTAGGAAGAGAACGCCGACAATGAAAGCCATCACGACGTAATTACATTCAGTTTCTTCGAGACCCATTGGTGGTTTGGTCTCGGTCTCAGTCTTTGGAGCACCGACTGGAACCTGTTGTCTTACAGGAGGTTCCAGTTCCTCCAGAGGACAATAACCTATCATTTATATTGTACTTAGAGATTAATTTCTGTCTTCTTCTTCTTGCGACCACGCTTGGACTTCGAGGCATCGACATTCACCTCCTTGACTTCACCACCCGTCGATTCACCTGAGATGGACACGATGTCTGAAATATCATCGTCATCCTCCTCCACCGCCATTCGTGGTGTGGTGTTCATTGGGGGTGGTGGGGGCATCATCACACCACCCATAAGGCTTGAGATATCAATCCCAGGTCCCTGCATCTCATACTGACCCGTGCCTCCCACAGGGGCTGTATCCGCTGGACCAGATGGCGCACGTGTCGTATTCTGCATCGCTTGCATCATATTGTTCACGAGGTCTGGGTTTTGCTTGAGTACATCATTCATATTGGGCATCACAGATTTGAACATACTGTTGGTCAAGTGGAACATCATCGCTGAACCACCCAACATCATAATGAGCTTGACTTCTGGTGCCACATTGACCTTCGAGCGGTACTTGACGTAGAGTTCCTCAAAGACGCCGTCGTAGTCATCCACATTCTCCATCACAGACTCAGACCAACCCTCAAGTTGAATCTCAAATGGATTGTAGCGTTTGTTAAGGAACTCAAGGCCAGTCACACAGGCCACCAACATTCGTCTTGAAAATCGTATCGATTGTTCGACATCGATGCTATAGGTGATACGCTTGACCTCAGTTCTCAATTCTTCAACATTGGAGTACGCCGTGAGTCTCTTGTTCACCGCAAACCCCTTCTTCTCAAGGCGTCCCAATTTATTAATGAGGTCCGCCTTTTCTTCATCAATAGACGAGTACCCCTTGGAGGGCATCTCCTCTTGGGGGCCTGGTCCCTCATCATCAAAAAACATTGGTTCGTCGTCGTCATCACCGTAATCAATTTCCTGTTCCTGTTGGGGCTGACTGGGGGCAGTTTGTTTGTTTGGATTTACAAAAGCATCCATAGCTTCTTGGTGCACAGGAGGACGTGGTCTGTGACTTTGTTGCACGGGTCGGGGCACGGGTTTTGGGCGTGGTGTTGATACTTCAATCTCATCCATCAGCGCCTGTTCGTCGGCGTCTAATTTCATCACAGTAGTATTTCCACGATCAATGACTATTTCTTCGTCCATCTACTCTTTATAAGGAAACTATTCAATTACCTTTAACGCACTTTAAAAAAAATTATATGTATACATTATAAATGTTTACCCTCAACAAAGCCAACCGAAATGCCGTTATGTCCATCTTTGGTTTGATTGTATTGATTTACATTCTTGGTGCTATCAAGAAGACCAGTCGATACCAGCCCAGACACATCACTGTGAAGGCGGTCAGTGAAAAGTCCATCTTTGATCTCGAGAACAAGTTGGAATGTGCCCCTGGACACACCAGTGAGGGTAGCGCGTATACCAAGAGCTTGACTCCAGGTGGCCTCTGTGGTGCCCAAGAACTCGTCGCCGACCACGCATCGTATGAAATTGAAGATGGAATCGGCGGATCTTTAATCTAAAGTAATATAAATGGCTTTGGTGACTTCCCCCCAAACTATCCCAGACCTCGATTACGAGTATCACACCATAACTGTCGATACCATTGGTCAAGACAGTGCGAATACTTTTACGTGCCATCTCCAACAACCACTTCGCAATGTTGTTCAGGCCAGACTCCTCGCGGCGCATATCAATTCTAATGTATCCACCAAACATTGCTATGTTTCGATTGAGGAATTAGATTCCATTTTTTCTGACCGAGCATCCAATGTTCTCACGGGTCAAGCATCTATGAGTATGATTCGAGGTTCATTCGCGAGTCTTGTGACTGATGGTAATG